AATTTAAATCCAGCTGGCAAATTTGCTAATGTTCCTGCATCTAATAACTGTCTTAAAGCACTTGTTGCAGTACGTGACAATCCACCAATCATGTGAATTAAACCAAAACCATAAAATCCTAAACCTGGTAAAAATTTGAAATGTACAAAGTAATTAATCTTATTTTTCTTAGGATCTGTTTCAGAATAGTTACGTCTTATAGATAAAACTTCTCTAGAAGATTCTTCAATAGTTACAACGTATGGAAGTTTAATTCCTGTGGGCTCACCAGTCTGTGGATCTTTATCTTCAAATCCTGGCAGATCTAAATAAACATGACATTCTAATAATGTATAAATATCATCTTGTCTTTCAACTCTAATACCTTCTAATTTTTGTTTCTTTTCTTTTAATTCGTCTGTTTGTATTGCTGGTTCACCAAGTTCAACATCTCTGTAGAAACCACTTACTTGTTGTTTTCTTAAATCATTTGCTGAAATTTTAATTGTATGGATAACTGCTTCAGCATCTTCTAATGAAGTTGCAGAATAAGGAACGATTAAATCTTCAGCTGGAATAAATTTTGATACAGCTCTTCCTAATAATTCATCATAATAAACTTTTTTAAATGTAGATCCTGATAATGGTAAATAGAATAACATCTGATCAAATTCAGGTTCGTATTCTTTCATCACATCCATAATCTCATAATTCATGAAATCTTTAACACGAGCTGCTTGATCTAATCTTTCAGGAGTTATTGCTCCAATGATTTGAGTTCGCACCGGTCCATCTGCTGGTAATAATTCTTTATAAGCTTGTGATTGAAATTGAGTTACAGATTCTGCAAGTACTGGATGTGTTACACCTGATGCACCTCTAAATGGTTCTGTTCGTCTTTCATATTTAAATCCTAAAAGATCTAAACCATTTGTATAAGTTGTTTCCCAATCTTGTCTTGAAGAACGATATTCAAGATAGTTATCAACTAAATCTGCACCTATTTGTCCTAATTCTTGTTCATCAATTACTTCTGCTAAATTTGAAGAATGATTATCTGATTGTAATTCTTGAGTTGGATCAAAAGAAATTTCTACACCGCCATCTTCCATTTGATTCATTTCAACATTCTCAATAGGTGTAATTTCTTGTGTTTGTTCTAAACCAATTTCTTGTTCTTTAAATTCTGGATCCGATGGAGTTGGAGTAACATTCGGTAATGATTTATCTATTTCAGCCATGATTAATTATATCTTTTTTTAAATAATGATTCAACACCTTGTGGATTGGGACCTCTAACAGGTGGTATTGTTTTTGTCAATCCACCATTAGCCATATTTGCTGTTTGTCCTGTTATAGTATTTAATAGATCAGCATTATTTCTTAATGCATTCATTGTACTATAATCTAAATTTCCAATAGACGCTCCTAATGTTTGAACACCTGGATCATAACTTCCAACATTAACTGTTCTTTGAATAGTTGGATTTGAAATATTTGATTTTAAATTTGCTAAACTTTCTCCTAAATTATAAGCTCCAGAATAAATTGATTCTCCAATACCTGGGATAGATTTTAAAACACCTGCAGCTCTATTTGCTGCTGTTGAAAGTGGTAGCTCATTCATAAAAGCATCATAAAAACCTTTGACACCTGAACCAGGTTCCATTCTTCCTTCATTAATTACTTGTGCTGCTTCATGAAAAGGAGAAGAATAAAAAGCAAGAGGAACTGCTGCAACTGTTCCTATAGTACCAAGAGTTTGGCTAAGTATATTATCACCTAATAACTCTTTAAGTTTGTCTTGAGCAAATTGTCCAGCAGCCTGATTAGCAGTTACATCATATGTAAATTTATTTGGTGAATTGGCATAAGCATCTGATCTTGCTTGACTATACGTATCATAAGCTGGTCCAGAAAAAAAACCTGTTGATGGAATTTCAGTTGTTGTAGGTGTAGATGTTCCTGTTGACATTATCGTTTTAAAAAATTCTTCAGGGTCTGTACCATAATAATTTAAATCGGATCTTGAAGGATCATATTTTGGTCGGTATAAAGGTTTACCTGAAAAGGGACTATATATAAGTTCATATTGTATTCCATTTGGTGCATTAACAGATGTAGGATAAGTTCCACCATCCGCGTATCGTTTTCTTTTTTTAACTCTTCCACCTTTAGCAAGATCTAAAAATAATCTTTGTCTAAAATATTCTTCAGAAGGCATAACGGGTCTTGATCCTTTTGGAACAATATCTTTTCCCTCAAACATAGGCATAGTAATAAGTTCATCCTCTATTATTTCAAGATTAGGCATCTTAGCATCTAAGCTAGATAGTAATTCATTTTCAGAATAAGATTCATATTTGCTTAATGGTTCTTCTGCTTTTTCTTTAACCTTACCACCTTTTTTATAATTGAATACTGGTGATCCTTTACGTTTTAAAAATCTTCTAAACCCAGCATTAGTATCTGGAAATGATTCAGGATCTGCATTAATTAATTCTATGAATTCTTCTTTAAGTAATTTTTTAACATCTTCAGATACCGATCCACCATCTTTAAAGTTTATATCCGATGGATCAAAGTTTGGATCATCGGGTAATCTTCCTCTTGCATCTTTAGTAGTTTTTAATTTATTATAAACTTCATTTAAACTTTCATTAGTATTCTTACCTGTAATTAATTCTTTAGCTTTACTTCCAAATATATTTTCAAATACATCTTCTGCTCTACCTCTAGATAGTTGATCTATTTGTTTTGCATTTAATGAAATTAAATCATCATCTAAAAATTGTTTAATTAAAGTTTCAGCTTCAATAGTTTTTCTACTAATAGGAGCAACTCCTTTTTCTCTCATTAAACTTTCAAGTCCTGGACCTGTAATCTTTTCTTTAGTTGCAAGATCTACAACTTCAGCTGTTGTTTCTTTTGGTTTAACAGCGCCTATAATTCTTTCAACGTTATCGTTAAATGTTTTTAATTGTCTTTCTGTAAATTGACCTACATAGTCAGAAGCATTTTGAACTATGCTTTTCATACTATCTACAACTTCTGGTTTTGAATAATCAAATTCTTTTGGAGTAACTTTTCTATTAATTAATCTATCTATTTCTGATCCTGGTATTGGAGTTACATTTGTTCTACTACCAATATTAGGTTTAATTCCTAATTGTTTTAAATTTTCAAAAAGTTTAAATAAGATTTGTTTCATTTAGTAGTATTCCTTTTCCTCATGAATAATTTTTTCATCTGCATAATCCTCTGGGTGTTCAATAAAGCCACCCTGTCTAAATCTCATTAAAGCCTGTGTCATTGAGTCAACAAGGTCATCGTGATCCCCGAAAGGAAATGCCGCGCATTCCTCAATAACCTCTTCTGCAAACTTATGTTCTGGAGCCCATATTTGACCTGATTCAAATAACGGTGCTACAGCATTTACTCTAGAGTGCTTATCATTTCCTTTGCTTGGTGTAAAGTTAATGACTGGAATACCCATTTTACGTAATTCATAAGTTAGCGGTAATCCTGATGCTTTTGATTCCACGATCACCGAATCGGGTTTCCAATAGTAATACTGTTCTAATGCTTTACGTCTTAACTCTGGAAACTCTAATCTTTCTTTTACAGAATCTAATAATATTAAATTCGGTCCGCTATCCTCGCTTGGATAAAATACACCCCAAGTCGTAATAGCTGAAAAGTCAGCAGATTCCTTTTTAAGAAATGCCGTGTCATAACTTTGAATCACATGATACAAAGATGGAATATAATCTCTATCCCACTTACGCCACCATTCACGCTTAATGATTGATCCTTCTTCTGATGTAGGATTCTGCATCCATTGAGCATTCCATTTCTGAATAGACAATGATGCTTTTACAGATTCTAATTCTGATAACTTCCAATACTCTGGCCATACAGGAGTATTGTTTGGAAGGATAGCTGGAAATTCTACAACCTCCCATTGATCTGACTTTAATTCTTTTTGAGCCCCGATCAACGCTCCGGTAAGATCTTTCAACGACCAACGCGTCATAACCACAACTATTTTTCCACCTGGTTGTAATCGCTGACGTGGACCTGAAGTATACCACTCATAAGCACGCTCCAATGATTCTGGATTCATAGCGTCTTGTTCCGAGTGTGGGTCATCAATGATAAGCAAATCCGCTCCGCGGCCCGTGATCGCCCCACCAACACCCGCTGCAAAGTATTCACCACCTTGTTCCGTTTCCCAACGGCCCGCGGCTTGTGAATCTTCGCGCAATGTAGTTTTAAAAAATGTTTTATATTCTTGGCTATCAATTAAATGTTTTGCTTTTCTACCAAAACGTACCGCAAGTTCAGTTGTATGGGTTGTTTGAATAATTTTTAATTTAGGGTTCTTACCTATCATCCAAGCAGGAAGTAAGAATGATGCAAACTCCGACTTCGTATGTCGAGGAGGCATGTTAATAATTAATCTATTAATCTTTCCTTCTGCAAGACGATTAAATTGATCAGCAATTTTTTTATGATGTGAGCCTTCAACAAAATCTGGCCAGACTGATTTTACAAAAGTTAAGAAGTCTTTATGTACCTTTTCTTCTTTTTTCTTCTCATCTAACTTTATTGCATACTTCATAAAATCCTTACGTGCATCCACGGGGAGTTTATTCAGATCTATCTTACTTAAATCCATAAAATTTTTTTATAAATTTTTTCCGTAAAATTTTTTCACCTTTGATATTTTTTTACAATGTATTTATCACGGTTGAATGTCTAAATCTAGGTCTAAAGGGTAATCTGTTGGGACCCCTATATATTTTAAGGGGGATGGGTGGTCACGGACTATCGGCATACTAGATCCCTTGGGACCCACAAGGAGGCGCGCAACAGCGCGCCGTCCCCGAGCCGCGAAGCGGCGAGGGCTGCACCCCGCCCGCGCAGCGGGCGTGACATTTATGCAACACTGTATCCACAATGCAACAGCATACCAATCCCCGGCCCCCGGCCCGCGAAGCGGGCACAAGAGCGAGCGCGAAGCGCGAGCACATAGAGCGAATAGCGGGCGCAGCCCGCTGTGACATTTTTGCAACAGTGTATCCACAAAGCAACAGCCGCGCAGCGGCGCACAATCTATGCGCGAGCATGCGCACAACCTATGCGTGTACAACGCAGGCGCGCCTGCGACAATATGTCGCATTGACATATCGCGTTCCGTTGATCTCGATTCGTGGATCGTTGATAAATATTTATTTATATATTGACTTGACTATTATTATGGGATAATCTATTATTATAAATAGAAAGGATGATTATGAAACAAGTAACAAGACAAGACTTATATCAGTTCAATGCTGATATGGATGATATCGCGGATCTATTCCTTGATGTTATCAACGGCAAGAATAGCGCGGAGGAGATTAAAGATATAATTGATTTCGCACTTAACAAACCAACAAAGGAGGATGAGTAATGACATTAGAACAATTATCACACAACTACTTCCACGACTGGTTAAGTGGCAAGTATAATGAAGGTGAGTTTATGGGCAAAGCTTCTCACTTATCAACAATGTTTATTGACGAAGCGCGATCCTTGGGTCTTGCGCCGCATGAAGATATCATGGCTGAAGC